ATTAAAAGTTCCGGTTTGCAAAACACCTTGTCGTGCATGCATAAAAAATCCAGTGTTTGAAGACCCAGGTCCTTGGCCGTCATCTCTGAATAAAAATGCAGGACTAGTGCCTGGTAGAGGAGGTTCTTCTGATAAGCTATTATTTTTTATATCTGTACTTACAATTTCAAATGGTACATTATTACCTTCAATTATTTTTGTAAATGGAAAAATTGCAGATGCAGTGTTAACTGCATTAAGTCTATACTTTTGTGTTGAAACGTTTGAAATTGTATCATTTTTTAAAGGATTACCAATTTGGTTTGCTAAGGGTAATGCTGCATTTAAAATTTTAGTAAATTGTTCAAAATAATTTGTATTAGTTTGATCATTCCATTTAATTACTGTATTTTGTAAATTTATTCCTGTACTATCGAAAATTGATTCCGATGTCTTAATAGTAGAAAATTTAAACAGTCCATTAGCTGCTTGATTTCTGCGAGGATTGTACGACAGCATACGTGCAAGACGTAAGACGCTTTCTCTGCGTTCTGCTGTTTCAAGGAAGTTTTCACGAGCGTTTAAATCAATACGGAATGATAAGTTTTGCCCAAGGAAAGCAATCATATCAATCAGCGCAAGATATTCACTTGATTCAATGTAATCGTTAAAATCTTCGGGATAATTTTGGCGCAGATAATTAATCATCGCGCGGCGAAGATTATCAAAATCATAGCTTTGAAATTCTGCATTTCTAAAGCTTTGATATATTCTTTTCCAGTCTTCAGTTACTAGCAACTTAGACTGTCTATCACTTGAAGACATACCAATATTCCTTATAATAAAGTATTTATGCTACGAAATAATGTATGTATTTAATTGTCTATTAATCCAATATTACTGTCAAATTTAAAATTAAGTTGCTCAGTAATTGAATAGGATTTATATGTTACTGAAGCTGAAACTTGTATTCCGTTTTCATATGCTTCTACAAATACTTCTTCTGCAGAAATCCTAGGGTCATAATTAATAATATACGTAACATTTTCTGCAATAGCTTGTTGTAATGCCGGAGTAAATGGTTCAAATAGTATGTCCCATATTATGCATCCAAACTCGGGATTACCAAGTTTTTCGCCCTGGCGTATGTGAAAATGATTAATTAAATCTTGTTTGATAATTTCAAAATCGTACAGCTTAAAACCTTTAGACGAATCTCCTGAATAAAATCCTCTATAAGTTCTAGATACAGTTGGTGCTGTCGAAGTACTAGGAACTTGTACTCTTTTGTATAAATTGTCTTCTAGTTCACTCATAACATATTTACCTATTGCACATTAGAGGATCCGTCAGCATTCTGAGGTCCTGGATTATTTTGTTCTTGCGGCGATGTAGGCGATTCTGCATCTTTTTCTTCTGTAATTTCTTTTGCAGGAGCAATATAATAATCTTCTCCTCTCGGATCGCCTGATTCTGTAATCTGTTCATCAGTTGTTGGACCTTGCGGTATTAGACCTGGTGTAAATCTATAATTTCCACCTTCATTTGCTGCGGTACTAAAGTGCATTGCATCGTCTAAACTATTCCAAGCTCCGCCCCAACCTAAGCCAAAGCTTTTAGCAAGTTCGCCAGTATTTGCAGGCATGTCAGTTATAGGAGCATTAGACGGTCTTGGAATCCATAGTCCATTTGGATCACCATTCCTTACCGGGTTTGGCGGATTTATATCAATTGCCGCGCCGCTAGCATGTGTGCTCCATTTGCTTGAATTTCCTATATTGCGTTTGCTATAACCTAATAAAACTTTTATCTCATAGCCAGTAGCTTCTAATGCATCAATAAAGCCTTGGAAATTAGGAACCCAAATTTCAGCAACTTCGGCTGTAATTCCTTTACTAGTTGATACTGTTCCTAACGGACCGTCACCTTTAAAGAATCTATTAGCATAAGAATCTGTTGATCTTTCTTTATCAATTTCAAAATTCGCAATTGATCTAATTGCGGCAGTGCCTGGCACATTTTTAGGAGGAACAACTTCTCCGTTAACAATTGCATTATCGCCTGTGGTGCCGTAATCGTTAATTCCTGAGGATCCATAAACTTGTGACGAGGTTTGATTTGCAGATTTAGTTTTAGTAAACGTGTCTGGCGTTATAATTCTATCACTTGGCATTAATTGCCCTGGTGATTCTCTGTCAGTTTGCTCAGGTTTAAATCCTGCAGGATTTAAATTTTCATGATGCATATATGGTTCGTGCTGCGGTGCCCGTGTAAGAATACTTTCATAAGGAACGGTGTCTTGAGCTCCTGGAAAAGTGTAAGGTAATACAATTTGCGTTAATGGAATTATTGCTTCAGCAGGTTTTGCTGCGGTTGATGCTGTTGCACTAACGGCTGTTGTAGCTGCTGTACCTGCTACTGCTACTCCTGAATTCCAACTTATTTTTGTTGCATCACCTGCAATCGCTGTGCCGCCAAGCATATTAATGCCGTTAGTTGTTTCAAAATGTGCAGAATCAGATTGTACATCGAATACGCCTGTAATTGTTGTTAAACTGTCTCCAGAAACGATTGTTTCTAAATTTGCGCCAGATAAGATTTTAATATTTGCTAACCCGTGTAGATTAACATCTTCTGCTTTATTCATATATAAACCAGCAGCTAGATCATTTATATTACTTGCACTTTCTCTATAAAAGGAGTGTGCAGATTTTTGATTAAATGTACCCTTTGAAGTATCGAGAATATTACCTGCTAATAATTCGCTATTACCTGTCACAGTCACAAAACTATCATCATCTATTTTTATTTGACTTGTGCCAAGAACATTTCTTTTGTATTGATCACCTACTAAAATATTTGTGTCATATTTAGACTCAATCTGTATTCTACCACATTCTAATCCGTCGTAAGTTTTTTGTCCGTCACTATATCTTGCTTGAGCCCTCATGTTTATGTTACGACCTGCATCAATATTAAAGTCTCTTTCAGCAGTAAAATTGATGTCTTGGTTACTCATTACACTTATACTATCTTGTGCATGGATATCTATTTTTCCATCTGAACTTAATTCTACCCATGCTGTTCCTCTGCTGTTACTAATGTATATTAGATCCTCTGCATTGTGTAACAGTATTTGATGACCTGTGCGTGTTCTTATTCTAAATAATTCATTTTGAGGTATAGTTTCGTCGCCGCCTGGGTCTCCAAGACCTTTGTTTACATAAACAGGGGGGCCGTCTTCTGCATGATTTGCTCTTACAAAACGCTCGTCGCCATCGTCCATTACAATGGATGATCCGCCTAATCTATTGTACGGAACATTTGCCTTTTTTTCCTCGGCGCCTACATCAAATTTAGGATTTTCTTTTCTCTTATCTTTAGGACCTGGTGTGCTCCAGCCAAATACCATACTAGGAAAATCTCGTCTTGCACTAGTTGTTGTAGTTCCTCTAACTTCGTCAAGTAATAAACCTTGAACTTCTAATACACTTGTAAAATCTTTGTTAAAGGGTTTATTAAACAAAGTAGTATCAACTTTGCTTCCAGTTTCAACTTTTTTGTTAAATTCTCCTACTGGTAATTTAACACCTCTTAAATTATCTGGAGTATTTTCAGTAGTCAGCGTAGTTGCAGCTCTGCCATCTGGAACCATGAAATTCATAAAATCATCTTGTATACAACCCATCCAGTAACCAAAGTTTGCATTTCCTTCTGCAAATATAACTAACACTTTGGTTCCTATGTCAGGAGGGACTGCCCAAAAGCCGTAACTTTTTTGAGTAAATTCGTATCCATCATTATTTTGAACACCTGCTGAAGGCGTTGTTCCATAAAACGGACTAAGGTATTTTACAGTAGCAGTCTGTCCGCTTTTTTGTGGTAAATTTCCAGCTGACGTATACTTTAGTAATTCAACTTCAAGAGTGCCCATATTATTAACATCTAAATTGTTAATAATAATTGCTTCGTAAGGAACACCTGATTTTATTGGAAAACTGCTTGACCTTCCAGTACGGGTGTATGTAGTTCCTCTTCTTGCCATTACTGGGGTCCCTTGTTTGAATTTAGCCAGCTTTTGCTGGTGGAAATTAGATCGTCTTTAGCATCAGTTACTGCGTCAGTTACTGCGCCAGTTACTGCGCCAGTAATATCGTCTGTAGCAATACTTATTGCACCTGAAAGGCTGTAGCCGTCTGTTACGGATTCAACACAAGGTAAAAGATTATCTATTTTTGTAGCTACTACTTCAACTTTTTTCTCTATTGCTTCTATAATTTCGTCTGCTCCAAACGGTAATCCTGGTGCTCCGGGGTCTTCGTCAGGATTTTTGTCAGTCGGCGGCGGTGCAGGTTCTTCGGGTTTTGGAATTAAATCAGGCAATTGTTCTTGCCCTCGAGGATCTTCTGCATCTGGATTTGACGGTGCTTCAACAGGTGCAACACCTGCATTTGTAGGAGAATTTGTTGCGCCTGAAGTTTCTGTTTGAACCGGTGTTGCTGCTGCTGAACTTATTCCGTGGATGCCAATATCTTTAATTTTTTCTCCAGTCCTAAAATCATATCTGTCGTCTAACGGATCTATTCTTCCGTAGATATAAGGATTATAATCTTGAGGTGAAACACTATTTTGCGGTTGGCTGCCTGCTCGTGTGCCCCTATATGCTCCAACCCCAGGTCCTGCTGATGATTTTTCTACTTGTGCTTTTTCACTTACACCTGTTGGAGGAAGGGCTCTATTACTACCTGTAGTTGTAACATCTATTTCTTGAACTTCTCCCGATCCTCCAGCTTTAATGTCCTCAAGTGCTTGATATAGATGATCTGGGTCATGGTTGGCTTTATTCAATCCGTCGCCTGCGTAAAAACTTTGTCCTTTTTTAAGATTTCTTCTAGGAGAATTTTTGTATATGCTGCCTGCTGGTATATCATAAGGAACTGGCATACTAGCAAATTCAGCAGCAAGGAAAATCATAAATTTTCCAGTATCAATTGATTCTGCTTTCCATTGATCATATTTTCTAAATTTTATTAATCGCTGAATAATTAACGCATCTTGAACATCTCTAGAAAACACTGTCCGCATAGGATCACATCCTAAATACCCTACACATTCTTTGAGTGTACTTTTTATAAATTGGTACTTGCCTACTGCACTAGATTTTCTTCCATCTTTTATTCTTTGTTTCTGATATGACTCAACTTGTGATAACGTCATTACCGTTAGCTCAGGTTCAACATGTCCTGGCCATACACTACAGTACGGATTACTCCGTACTGCTTCTCCGTCAGCAATAAGTCTAAGTAATGCTCTGTCCATATCACTTACTGTAACTGCCATTTAGCTAAATCCTCTTAAATTTAAGGGCGAATTTTCTAAAGCCGATTCAAACGCTGCTTGTGCTGCGGTTATATCTTCTTTAATTTGTGGTGGTGCAGTAAACAAACTCTTTGAAGGAGACCAAGTTATTCCTGCAACTGTTACACTAGGAATTTGAGACATAATTGCATCTCCGGCTACGGTACTTAAATCAGGAAACAAATTAGAAACATTATCTTTAAGATCGCCATAAGCTGTTGAAATAAGTTTATTAGAATTACAAGGTTGGTCTGTTGTTGTGCCGTCATTGTTGCTGCCTTCATCGCCGTCATTACTTGCACTTAGTGGATTATCATTTACTTTATCGCCTACTTCGTCGTTGACCTGTACGAATGTTCCTGCTTCGCCTGATACTTCTTGAGATCTTGATCTTATTAAATCTAACCGTTGTTTAAACTGTCCACCTTCGAAAACATTTTCAACAGACAATACTTGGAAAATACCACTAAATTCAGGAACAATTTTTTCATCTGGAAAAAGCATATTGTGCGAGTTTTGACTATAATCAAGAGGTGTTCTAAAATTAACAATTATATAAACTTGATTTTCAATATAAGTCATATATCCTTCGTCTGTCATTGACGGCGTTCCTTGTGCACGTTCTGGCATGTAGTTTCCAGATTGGCTAGGAAGATAAAATGGGTCTCCCCATATTTCTATTTCAGCTGTAATTAAGTCTACGTCAGAATTTAGTAATCTATGATGGAATGTTTCAGCCATCCTTTTTCTTATATCACTAGTTCTGCTATCTCCTGTAATTGTCATTTTAGTTGTTTCTACAACTTGGCCGCCGCCTAGACCTTTTCTATCACTTTTTGCAGTACTAGGAGAAGATCCAGAATTACCGTCTGTTGCTTGGAAAGTTTTTCTATCACTGCCGGCAGATGATCGAGCTGCTTGGTTCATACCAAAATTAGCATACGCTTCTTGCAGAAATGCATTATTAAAATTTATATCAAAATTAATAACATCTTCATTTTTTCCAGTGTAAATATAATTGTATTCTTTTTTTGCAGCAGCTCTTATGCCGCCTCGATTAGCAGCAACAGCGTTAGG